TCAGGGGACCACCAATCGAAATATCACTATCAGCCTGTCCAGCAACATACTTAGGACGCACTGGATGTTCAGGCATACACGCATCATTCCTCGCAACCTTCTCCTGTTTGACCCATTGCGATGCTAAAGACCAATCCTCTCGATCTTCTTCCCCAATGAGACTGAGCATCGACTTATTACGCTTAACAAACCAAATAAAAGAATGTACCGCAAACAGGGAAAAGCCTGAGAAAAGACCAATGGCAATAGGTCGATGGTACCTCTTCAAGTCACGGCATGCACCATATACCTTTACCCTCACTCTACGTGCGGCTCCAATGGTTAAGTTAGTGCACCTGGACCAAGACAAAATGTGGTCACGGGCAACAGGCACGATCATCTGTGCTCCAGGGAAGCTAATCCCATCCATAGCAATCCCTACAGCAATATCAGCAACAAGAAGTGTATAGAACAGACGAATGGTCTTCCTAAACCCTTGGTGCGAATTGCGAGTCACATGAAACATGATCATACCAACTGGAAACAAGACAAGACACCTCAGAAGAAGCATGAAAACACCTATCCTGGATCGCGTTAAATTGCATAGGCTGTTAACCTCCTGTCTGACTGTAAGATCAGTCTTACCAGTGTGTACCCATTGCATCCACTTATGTGAATTATCCACATCATAAAAATTCAAATCGAACATGGACTGCGGCTGTGCAAGGTACATTATACGGTCACGGGTGTTGGTTTTGACACCAGTGGCAATATCGCCCCTGCCCTTTGATGCCTTAACCTCGTGTAAGATAAACTTAACAAATGTCGCGGTATCGACCCTGTGCAACGGGATTGTCCCATCATCAGTCGCAAGGTTTACGACTTCATAAGCGCCTTCAACAAGTTTGCTCTTAAGACCACCCACGTTAACAGCATCAGCCTTAGCATTGTTATACTTTTTAACGGTAATGTACCAAGGACAATTGGTAAACAAGTCACCATTTGCAATCTTAGTCAAGTCCAGCTTGCCATCTGGACCAGTGTACTCTTCCTTCAGGTAAACCTCAAGGCGTGTGGCACGTCTGGCAGCAGCACCAGGGCAACGGGCTTGGGCCATATCACCATAGCCATTCTCCCAGTTAGCCGTCATCATAAGGAGGGCTAAATCGGGGAATGTATTCCCTTTGGCCTCAAGAGAAGCCATAGGGGGTGTCCACACAACAGGATTAATAGCAGCTATTATGAGTTCCGATATTTTGGAATTCACAGCAGCGGCATTAGGTTGAGTTCCTTCTAACATCCCTGACATAATATCATCGACAACAATGACTTTAGTCAAGTTAGACAAGGTGTCAAAGAACTTAGTTGGACCAACTACACTAACCTGATGTGGATCAAAGAATGTGCCCTGGGTCGCGACAGCAACAGTATCCTGAATAAGTTGGGAAAGAAGGGACTTCCCAATTCCAGGATTACCAACTGCAATCATGCATAGGGCCTCCTCTTTCTCTTCGGGACGAACCCTAACAACCTTACAAAAGGCTGCATGTAGTAACTCCCTTTCACGATCAAGTGATGTTGAATGGACAAAAGAATTATTCTTAACCTCACGGGCGTACAAGTGTACAAGCCTGCTATGGACAAATTGATAATTATCCTTCCAATCGTTACGCTGAGAAGTGTTCATGCTTGGACCATTAAGAGCAGCATACTCACGCATCTCCTTTGACGCTGCCAGTGTCCTGGCAACGTCCGGTGATGCCTCATCGCTCATAAGCCACTCAATGCCATCATCAATCATGTCCCATGTGGTTTCGACCATGCCCTCAAGCACAGTCTCCTTGTCACTGCGCTTCTTGACAATCCTACCAATCATCCTCCAAAGACCCTTTGTACTCTTAAGCAAATTAGGAGCTAAAAGGGTACTAACCATGAGACCAAGCAATTGTTTAACAAGGCTAGGAAGTTTATTCCTGGCAAATTGTCTACAACCCTTGAAAACTGTCCTAAACTCATCCATAGTGAGGAATGATTGAGGATCAACAATTGGATCGCCTTCTCCATCACGCTTCAAGACATTGTGGTGAATGGTCTTGACACATGATAAGAAAGCTTCCTGCAAAGCATCGCTAAGTTCCAAGTCCCTAGCGATATTTCTGAAGAAAGTAATAGTAGCCAGAACAGAATGGTTTTCCCTGTATGCATAATCACACACAGACAAGACCAAATTAGACACCTTGGCCAACCGCCTCAAGTAAATGTTTGACAACGCACTGGGAGTGCTATCATCAATAACACACAAATCACTATCATCTTGATCCTGGACTACGTCATACTCCCTAGTCCCACCATCAATTAATGATTGTGCTTTAAGCTGTCGAACAAGCTCG